AATGCTCTTCTCTGACTAGCCTCGTCTCCTTGTGCAAACGCTTGTGCTAATTGTGAAAGTGCGTTAAACATCCCAGAGGCTGCTTGTAGCTTTGCTTGTAGTATAGACCTGCTTTGTTCTTCGCTTTTCTTATCGTCATCGTCAATTTTATCCTTAGCTTCCTTGTTTAGCTTAACGCTTGTATCTAGTATTTCTTTTTGTAGCTCTATGTCTTTTTGTCGGCTTGTCTCTCTGAACTCATATAATGCAGTAAGTGCATCCGCTTCTGCTTGCGTCCCTGCTGTAGTCATTTCAACTTTAGTCTCAAGCCTAAGCATTTCTTTCTGCTGCTCTTCTTCTGCAAGTCTTTGTAGTTCTTGTAGAGATTTTAGTTTATCGGATATTTGTTCAGCAGCAAATACTTTTCTATCGTATGCGAGTTTGGCTTCTGAATCGCTGACGGTCTTTGTCATAGCGATACCCTCCTTATCAAGTTGGAGATCGTTCGTCTTTTGCTCAGACCTAAAACCTTCTATCTGTGCAAGCACTCCCTTTTCATTTGCTAGTGCATTTATTAAAGCTGCTTCGCTTTCTATTGTGCCGTTAATTTCATTGTTGATTCTAGCTGCTTCTGTTTGGGCTCTTGCTACTCCTAGCATTGCCTTTTCTTGGTCGTCTAATACTTTACCTAGTTCTTCGTTAGCTGCTTTCCTATCCGCTATACTATTACGCTCGTCGTCTCGTATTTGTCTTTGCTTTTCCGCTGCGATGTCAGCCTCTTCTAATAGTAACTGCTGATTAGCTACCGCAAGTATGGCTGCATTCTTTGCCTCTACGTTTGCATCTGATAAAGCCTTTGCCCCTTTGATACTTATTTTTGATATACCTTCGACTACCCCACCTACTACACCGCCTATCTCTCCTACTGCTTTACCTAAGTTGTTTACTATGTCTTTACCTGCTTGTACTGCATCAGTTGCAGTTTCTTTTATGGCTATGGCAGTGTCTTTAATACCTAGCTGCAACTCCTTTATTTTCTCTTCGTCCCCCCCTCCAAAAAATGATTTTTCCCAAGCTAACTGTGCTACTTGTAAAGCTAGTTTAATGTCATAGAATGCTATTTTAATAGGTGTGATTGCTAGAGTAAGCAGACCCATTACCACTTTCTTAAGCCCATCAAATCCGCTTGATGCTTTGTATACCTGCTCGACTGCATTAATAATAGCAGTAACAACTTCACCCATCACTATACTTATAGTGCCTGTGACTTTTTCGAATGCATCTACTACTTTCTGGTTACTCTTTAACGCATCGAAGAAGAACTTTAGAGCACCAACAACAACGCCAATTCCCATCGCCTTAAATGCAAGCCCTACACCCTTTAACCCCGTCTTTAGAATCTTACTCCCTTTAGATGCTTCCTTCTGTGCTTTCCCTGTATTTTTTAATGACTCGTTTGTTTTCTTAGTCTCACCATTGAAACCACTCATACTTTCAGCAGTAGAGTCCATATTGGTTTCAGCTTCTTTAATGGCATCGTTTAGCTTTTCAAAATCTTCGCTACCATCGTCACCAAGTTCAGCCATCGACCTCTTGGCGTCCTTAATAGACTTATCTAAATCTTCAAGGCTTATATCTGGGGAGCTAATCTTAACGACTAAGTCTAAGGCTAATTTTTTTAAACTCATATTTTTATAATTCTATAAACTAATTGTATATTTAAAGTAGTCGTGCCGCTAAGGAACTCCATATTTGTATCAGAGATAAGATTAGCACCTTCGCCAAATGGCAGCGTAGAGGGTTCGGTTGAGCTAATATTCATAATCCCCGTTTTATTATTTGTATTAAAAAAAGTGCTAGGTATGTCTGCAAACGAATAACCAAGAGTATCAGATACTATATCCACCTTATAGCCAACAGTCGCAGCCAAGCCATTTAGTCTTACATACCCTCTAGTTATCTCATAGAATTGATTAGAGGCAAGCTCTGGGAGTATAGGCAAAGTGCTTGCAAGCCCTACGAGTACAGAAGTAGGCAGAGTTATATTAAGCAAATTTTCTACATACAAATCATTCACATACGCTTCTCCAGTAAATACATCTTTTATAGGCGTGTTTATAAAAGATGTAGGGTTTATCACTCCAGAGTTCCCTTGATATCTTGGGAGTAGGTCGCCATTATCAAACGTCCCTATGCCACCCTCAGCAGGACTTACCGTTCCTGCGAATAATGTCTGAGGCTCTGACTTTAAAAATAGGCATTTTGTACTATCTTTTCTAGTAACATCGTAATCTTCTATCTTTAGCAGTCGCCAATAAGCACCGTCAATGTAGTATTTTTTTCTGAAAGTAAAATTATGATAGTCAAATGGTCTTAATGAAATGTAACACTCTAGCAGTTTAGAGTCCTTGTCTGTTATTTCTTTGATATTATTACTCCAAAACAAGTTAAAGCAGTTGTTGTTTGAATAATCAATCACATTTCCACCTGTATAACTAAAGTCATAATAAAGATTTTTAGGCACACCCCAGTTTAAATCAAATGTAGGAGCATAAGGATTGTCTAAGTGCCCTGCATAAGGATAGTCGCTGTATGTAAATGTGGCAGCAGTCGGGCTTTGTGCGTATAGTTTCCAAGGCTTAACAGTTGTAAGCAGCCCGCCAACATATAAAATTCTAGGTTTTCCAGCCGTTTCACTCCTAAACCCGTCATTGCCTACAAATTTAATTGAAGTAATTACTCTGTCATTGAATTGGTATTTGCTTTCTAGTGGACTAGCAGCTATTACCGAAGAGATAGTTTTGGTAGAGGTGTTAAAATCATTATCTACATCAAAAGTGTAGCTGCTGTAAGACTCTTGGAAGGTATCTTGATACAGAGTGTTTAAGCTATCTTTGTCTTCTAGGTCGGTAAAGATATACTCTCTAGCTGTTAATGCTCCCAAAGGCTTTACAGTGTACTCCTTAGACCTGTCTACCATCTCAGTAACATCTACACTTTCATCTGTAAAATAATCGTCTCTGGGCTCTATTATTACCTCATCGTTTTCTGTGTATTCGATGTAAAGATTAAAGCGTTTCACCATCGCATTAAGCAACTCTGATTGCTTCATCTTTGGCAGTGCCTTTGAGATGTCTAAAGTCTCACCCTCTCGTAAATTTGTAGACAATAGTGTAGAAGATGTCTCACTTGACACATTCAAATCTAGACTAAAACTACTAGTGGCTATTGACCCATAACTTAAGCCACCATAACGTAAATATATGTTACCAGCAGAAATCATATACTCAGCCCCTGATACAGAATTAAACTGACCAAAAGAAAATGTCTTGCTAATGTTATTAATAGACTGTGTGCCTGCCGCTACGTTCCACTGTGCCAAAAACTCATTGGTAAAGTTTATTTCGCTAAAGGCTATTTTTGTATAAACACCAGCATTTTTTTCTACTAGCCAAAGTTGCACAGTAAGCTCAGAAGTGCTAGGGTAATTAGTGTAAGCGTCATTAAGCTGATTTGTTATTAGTGCAAAGTTATTAGTATAGTTCAAATCAAAGTTCACCGAACCTTGCATCTTATAAGTCTCTACATTGTCAGCAGTAAAATATCCGTTTGTTGTACTGTACTCTCCAGTAGATGTGTTATAAAAGGGTGCAGGAGACGATGAGTTAAATATTAACCTAGAAGAGTCAGCCAAAAAGCCAGCTCCATTACTTATGTTTCGACATTGTATAGCGTTCTGCGAAGTCGTCAATCTTCTTACGTTATACTGCCTTTCTTTTATTGCAGCGTTACCCCTTGTCAATGTATTGTCCAATGACAATAAAGCAAGAGACCGAAACAGTGTAGTGTCAAAAAAAGAAGATAGCAGAGTAAAACCTGCGTTATCGAATATCTTTGTTATTATCTCACGTATGTAAACAACAGGTTGGAAGTCTGTTACCGCCCAGTCGTCATACTGTGCTGTCGTTCTGCCTCCTCTATCTATCATAGGATAGAAATAGCCATTGCCAGTTCCTGCCACCCAACTATTTGTAATAGAAACGTAGTTGTAAGTATGGTCAAATCCACCCAAAAACAAGTCCGAAATATACTTATCTTTGATTATCTCGTAAATGTTACCTACTGCTCCCGTGGCTTGTATCTTATAAACTACTTTGCCGTCAGTCTCTACTACGTCCACAAGTCTACAGTAGCCATCCATCACCATTACACCGTCTTGGACTATTTGATAGCTAGTTTTCTTATTCGGGTCGAAAGTCTGAAAGGCTACGTTTACATCAAAGGCGTGTTCAAAGATTTGATTAGTTACTTTATTCTCTGGTATGGTGATAGTCTTAGAGAAGTCGCTTGTTCTGCGTTGTGGGTTCTCTACATCGTAGGACTCTTTTGTCAAAGGGATAGCCCCCTCATTGTGTGGTATGCTATTGCCTGCTATTATATGCTCTATTACCATTGTCTCTCGTCGCTGTTGTCTACTGTCATTGTAAGTTCTACGCTGTACACTTGTCCATCTTCTGACTTCATACGTTCGTACGTTTTCATTTCTGTATTTACATTTATGAACCCGTCTGGACTTAGCCAATAAACTTCAGGGCTTGTGTATAGGTCTTGCATCCCTTGCATCTCAAAGTCTTTAAGTAATCGGCTGTTTACCTTGTACTGTGTTTTTACGCCTGTGTGAAAGGCTCGTGTTCTTTGCTTGCTTGTCTTGTAGTCTAAAGATGTACCATTTATGTCGCTGTTGGCGTACTTAGCAAATGATTTGTTTATATCTTTAGTCTCAGTTGACTTACCATCAAAGACCATACTATCATACCCTCCTTTGCGATTAAGCCAATGCAGTTCATACGGTGTATAGTTAGTTGTGCAGCTATCTACCTCAAAAAGTATGGACTTCATTTCTTTGTCTTGGTCTTGAGTCTCAAAGATAGTCAGTGCATAGTATTTAACGTTTGTCATCACTACTGTATCCTCCCACGTGTGAGATGCTAGCTGTGCTGCTCCTACATCTAAGGCATAAGAACCTATACCAACAATCTCATCATTAATATTAGTGCTTACTATTGAACCAAACGAAGAGTCAAAGGTTTCTAGCTTTACCTCAACTGTGGAACTTGCTTTTATTATCCACCCTATTTGAAACTTCTGTGTAGGAGTTAATTTAAGCCAAGGATCATTTTGGTCGAATGAAGAGAATTTATATACTTGGTTATTGTAACCATTGATAAACTCCTTGCCTACAGCATCATAAGCTGACATCTGCCAACCGTGCCAACTGTTAGCAGCGAACTCTACATAAGTAGGTGAGGCATACCACGAGCTGAATGTATTAGATGTAACGGCACTCCCTTTAAGCTCACCATCAAAGAACTCCTGAAAGGTCACTCTAAAGTTGTTTAGTGGTGTAGTAATTACATCGACCGTGTTACCATCTATCACACTGTACACACTAGAAACGTAGCTCTTAATTACGTCCTGCACCTTGAACACTGCTTGCGTCTTGTTAGGTATAAGGTAGACTTGTTGTGTGCTGATTAGTGTGTCATCCCCTGCTGGGTCTAGGTACACTTTGCACACTATTTTAAAGCCTACTTGTGGCTGTGTGGTGTTAGTGCTTATTAAAAAATCAATGGGGGAAAACGCAGGTCTTACTAATGTAGTTGTCGGTTGGTCTTGTATTGTAATTGCCATCTATTATAATATACTTTTTATGTGCTTAAAATTTAGGGTACTAAAAAAGGGTGTCGGTTTACAAGCCAATCACCCTTTAAAATTATAACAATATATGCTAACAAACAATACGAATATACACTTTTACTTGTTAATTGATAGTACCTTTATAATATAATCTCCGTAGTATTCTATTAGGTTAGTGCCAAAGTCTGCTATGCGTTGGTCGTTTACTACATCCGAATAGAAATTAGTTTTCTTTGTGCCGTTCTTCCAAATGTTATATGATATGGCAAAAGCTAAATTCATCCTAGCATCTTCTGCACTTTGGCGTTTTGATGCTTTTGTTTTGCTGTTTTTTGCCTTCCTTACATTTGTAGGAACTATGCTCCTGTTACGCATAAACCTCCTTATAGCCATTACGTTTGGGATACCCTTTTGACCTCTACCTCCTGCACCTTTGCCTTTGTCTTTGTAGCTGAACTGCGAACGGTTCTTATTATTTACAGCACCACTCACCCCTTCATCTAAGAAAGCATAGTACTCTGGCATATAAAGCTGAACTTCAATAGTACCTGTTTTTACCGTAAATATATCCACTGGCTCATTCTTACCCTTGCCCCCTATTAACGCAGCAGTAACACCACTAACGTATCTATCTTTCTCCTTAAGGCTTTTGATTAGGTCATCCACTATGCCCTGCCAATACTTGTCTAGTTTGCTATAAAGTTCTTTTTGCATCTCTTATCTGTTGCTCTTCGTCGTCTCTCTTCTCCTTCATATAAGCCCACCAATTCAAGAACTCCAAACCTCCTAGCTTAAACACCTCATTGATTGATATGTTATGCAAGTCTGCCATTGCCTCTATTATTGTGAATAGTCCCCACCTGCTTCCAAAATCTCTTTGCTCACTTCCAGCATCGCCTCCATCCGTTGATGTAAAAAGACCTCGGTATTTGGATAGTAGAGATTCCAACGATTGAAAAAAAAAACGTGTGTAGTGTACAGAAGGTAAAGTGGTATTTTTCTTACTAATGTTGCTCTTTCTGCTAGTGTCTGGTGTTCTATTTTATCACACTTCATTATACTAGCAATCCTTTGATCCATTATCTTGATAGGTTGCCCGCTGTTATCTTTGAGTAGATTAATGTTATCTAGTAATTGCCCTGCGTTTATCTTTCGGGGGTCTGCTTGTATCTTATAAATGTCATTGCCTATCTTTATCTTATCAAGTATCTTGTGACTATTCCATTTGCGAAAGTCTACTTTAGCGTATGCGTCTGCCATAGTGTCTAGCTCCTTACGTGGCATCTTAAGAGTATCGTCGTATGTGATACCCTTAAGGATTGACACGCAGTAAACCACCTTCTCAAATGATGACAACTCTTGATCTATTGCTTGAATGTCTTGAAACATCCCTACTGTTATTTCTTTATATAAACTCATTATACTACTATGTATTTCCCGTATCCTTTCTTTGCAAACTTATGATAAACTAAATACCTAAGTGCATCTATAGCGTGGTTATCTTTATCAACTGGTACATTCAATGTGTTACCGTCTCTGTCCACCTTCCACTTGTAGCTACTTAGTTCTTTAATTAGGTTCTTACTATCAGCGTGTACATTAATAGAGTAACCCTTTAACAAAGATAAGCCAAAATTAACAGAGTCCTTCTCTTTCTTTACGCCGTCTACCGTCCACCTCATTCGTCTAAGCTCCTCTATTGACTTAGGCTCTGCACTGTCAGCTACTATCAAAGA